AGTGTCAGTTAACCACTCATGATTGTCAGCAGTTGCTTTTGCAGTTGAAATGCCAGACGTAAATGGAGTCTGGTAAGGTGATACGTTAAATATCACATTGCCTAAGTCTTCTCGGATGTTATTAGCATCTTCTAAAACCTTAGCAGAGGTTGAAGTAATTGTAGTCATTGTATTTTCCTAATTTAAAGAATCGAGAATTAAATCTACGGCAGATTCTTTGCTAATAGATCCATCAGCCAATGTAGCTTTTTGAACCCTAGCTCTCTTTGCCGCAGCCTGTTTTTGCGCTCGACTACTTGACATACCTTTTCTTATAACAGTTTTAGAAGTCTTCTTTTTAGGAGCTTTACTTTCAGCAACCTGTTTTTGTGACTTACTAGCCATTGCAGCATCGTGCAACACTTTTAACACAATAGCGTCATTTACAGTATTAAGCATCTCAGGGTCACCCCCAATGCTTTTAAAATACTCAGTCATCACGCTTACCTTTTCAGTTGCAACCTTCTGGTCTGCAAACCCAGGCTCTAATTGAATTAACAATTCTGCCTGTTGCGCTGATTGAGCCTGTAACTGCTCTGCTTGTTGTGCTTGGTATTGCTCTGATACTTTACTAGCTACGCTGTTTATTTCAGATTCCTTTTGTTCGTAAAGAACCTTTGCTTCTAAAGCCTGTTCATAAGCATAGGGATCTGACTCTTTTAACGCTAAAAGCTCTTGAGTTGTATGGGTTGGTCGCTGACCGTATACCATTGCTTGAGCCACCTCTAACAGCCTTGCTGTTTCTTCGAGAGATGTGTTTCGCTCTGCCTCAAATGCTTTGCGCTCGTCAGATAACGCCTGAGTCTTGCGCGTGTAATCACCCTGCATCAATATGCCACTCTTGATTTTTTCAATATCATCAAGACCGTTCTCATTCAAGAACTCTTTGGCAGAAACTAAATAATCGTATTCGCTGTCGTCAAGCTCGATGTCACCAGACATTTCTGGCTCATCACTTTCTTCCAACTCATCCTCTTCAGTTTGATCGAGTGTTTCTTCCGCTTCGTCATCAAGGTATTCTTCTTCAAATTCCTCTTCTAATTCAGCTTCAGGTACAGAATCATTCTCAACTTGTCCTAAATCATCTTTAGGGTTAATCATGCCCAGCACTGCCTCTAAACCAGCAGCTTCTGTTATGGGGTCGTTGCTAGAGAATTCCAAAGGGTTGTTCTCAGTTTGTTCGCTCATTTTTAATATCCTTTAAGGGTCGGCTATGCCGTTATCCTTTGTTAAGTGATAATTTTTGGTTTGTTTTTTTGCAGTTCTAGGTATTGCTGAAAAGTTGGCGTATTAAACAACTCATCAGTAAACCCGTCTACCTCTTGTAACGTCAACTTAGTAAACGCTACCCCTCGCACCCAGTTAAGCAAATCACCAGATACGATGTAATATTCTTTATCTTCCTCGGACTTGTTTTCCGAGTGTTTCTCTTTGGTTTGCATACCACTCCAAGTTCTCTTTTAAAGCCTTAACTACCTTAACCTCTCTCCAAAGAGCTTCACCTAATTCGGGTGTCTGCACTCCAGAAAAAGCCCTGTATAGATTGTCTTCCATCTCTTGGAAGATAAACTGTACTGCGCCATCCTCAATAAGCCTTGCGGCTGCGTTTGCTACTTTTAACTTAGTGTCGTTATTTGCGCTCTCACTAACAAGACTAGTTACCAATCTTGACTGCTCTCTCACTGCGTGCCTCCAAGTTAAGTTCCGCTAACTTAAATTCGTTCTCATCTTCATGCTCTCGTACTTTAAGCATGAATTCTTGCTCTTTAAGAGCCAGTTCTTGCCTGTCTAGCTCAAGCTTAGCTCTCTCTATCTCTATTTGAGCCATAACAGCTTGTTCTTGCGCTGATGGTGGCTGCGGTTCAGGTTGCCCTGTAAACTCAGCAGGAGGCTCTGTAAAGTACCTACCGTGTGCGCTTTTATCATACAGTCTTACCATATCTTCTTGCAACTGTACAATCTGCTGTGGTGTAACGGTGATTCCCATGCCACCAGCGCTAAGCATAGCCTGTTGTGCAGCCATAGTTTGTTGCATGTGGAATAACTGCTCAGTCTTAGATCCGTTACCTAAACCAACAAGAACTGTAACGTCTTTTCGTGCATGCCAGTTTCTTGGGTCTACTTCTACAAACTTATTGTCTAAACGAAATATAGACTTGTCATCTGCATGAGCAATCTCTAGCTCGTAAATACCCATAAAGACTTTGCGTAAAAATTCACCAAACTCTCTCGCTATCAAGCGAACTCTTGCTTGTCGCTTAGATAGAACCTGGCTAACTGCACCTGCCGCTGTGTTGCCATGCAGAATGTCAGGGCTAATAGAGTTATCGGTAGATCCTACATTTTGCTCCAGCATCTGATCAGCAATACCCATCATATTGTATGTGTGCTGACCAAAAGCAGGTTGCTGCGGAAATGAGATAGCGTTAGGATGCTTGACAATATAAGGCGCACCGGGCTTGCTGCTCATTACTGAGTCTAAATCTACCTGGCCTTCTACGATAACAGGACGACCGTTGTTAAGGTTGTATTGGTTATCTAGCTGGTTACGCCAAAGCTGACTCTTGACTTTTTGCAATGGAGCCGCCGCATCGGCAGGACAAAGACCTGTTAGTCTGTGTGGGATGCGAATAGGGGTCCATATAACAAAAGGAATTTCATCAACTTCTTCTACATTAAGAACAACATTTCCTACTTTGCAGACTTTAATAAGTTCGTCATAGTCGTCTTCATCCCGATCATACCGCATATAAACTTCGTGCAAATCGTAAACAGGAGCAATAGTGTTGTCATCATCATCATAATAGTTATCGCCATCAAAATCCCTAGCAATCTTTTCAGGAGAGTCATATTCGCTATACCCAGAAGATGTTGAAGCCTTTTCAATCTTTTTAGTATCAAAACCCATTTGCAGTAAGTCGCTTTTAGATACAAGCTTTCTTTGTCTAACGTATTTAGCTTCTTCTACACTGACTGCATTTCTATCTATTGCAAACTCTTCGGGAGGAATTACTTCTACTCTGGTTTCACTTTGAGTCTTAGTTCTTAGCAACTTACCGCTGTAGACGTTTAGCTGTGTAAGCTCATCAATAGCTTCTTCAAACTCGGTAATTTCTACTTCTGGATCTGCCATTAAAATAGCAAATGCAGCTTCTGACACTTCCTCAAAAGTGTGTGAAGTTACCATGTCTTGCATGTGTCGCCAGCGCTTAATAACACCTTGACGCTGGAGAAGGCCGTCCATCAAAGCATCTAAAATTACGCTAAAACCATCGTTTTGACGGTAAAATACATATCTAACGTAGTCGGTTGCTTGTTGTGCGCCCTCTACATCTTCTGGTCCTTCTGGCTCGAATCTAACAGTTTCATCGTCTGCAATGAAAAGCTCGGCAACATCGGCTTTGATATTCTCAACAGTCTGATAGACTTCTCTGGTAACGATTTTCGAGTAGCCGTCACGTTCATTCCCGTATCGCTCACCAAGATAGTAATCAATAAGATCAGCGCGAGTTTGCGCTGCATCGCTGTCCATGTGGTCAGATACATTATCTTCGTATGATCTAATTACGGTTAGTAAGTCTTTGTTGGAAACTGCCATTATGTGACCCAGTTGTAGTTGTTAGTTTCCTTGGTCTCCCAAGGTCGCTTTTTTTTATTTGATTTAGATGCCTGTGCAAACCTTTGGCTCTGGAATGCGTATCTTGTGGCAGACATCAAGTCATCTTCTTTGTCTACTATCTTACCGTTATCACCAAAATGGTAAGTCCCATATTCCTGCTGCCAAAAGTGACAACTCTGAAATACTTTAAATAATCCTTTCTGCATTGCTCTGGTCATTGCAGTAATACCAGCAGAAATCTTTATATCTCCCTTAGTTTGCGATATGTCAGGGGGATTTGTAAAGTGTTCTGGTAGAAAGTTAACTCCTTCCTGCCTGTACTGCTGTGCCATTGAGTCGCCGCCATCAAACGTCCTGTTACCATCGTGCGGCCAGGCTATAGGCGGTTGGTGCGGCCTAGCCCTTATCGCTATGGCGTGTTCGACTGCGGTTTGACGCGATTCTCTGTATTCGTCAGTGACATAGAAGCAACCGTTTTCTGGGTTAATCGCACCCCATACAATCGCTGTAGGGTGATCAAATCCAAAGTCAATGCCGCATATCCTCGGCCAAGACTCAGGTATGTCAAAGTCCTCTACTACCAGCTTTTCGAGCGAGTAAGGGAAGACCATGCCTCTACCAAACACAGGCTGACCCTTTGTACGCATCTCTCTTTCGTTAGGAAGGTACTGCGCTAGGATCTGCTCTTTTGCGTCTTCGTCAAGGTGCGGCGCTTCATCCCACCCTGCTTGTATTAGAAACTGGCCTTTTTTCCTGTCTTTTAAGAACTGATTAATAACAGGAGTCATGCCGCTTTCAGGAGTAAACGTCATCATAACGAAACCCCTTTTGTCTAATGTCCTTGTCAGACACTGCGTATATATATTCTGTGATGGTTGTTCGTCTAGCCACACCCAGTCTAACGATGAACCCATGAACTTCTCTTCGCCCATCTCATAGGACTTAAAAGACAGTACCGACTCACCTACGTGTACGCCAAAAGCATTATGGAACTTGACCACAATACTTTCTACTGCATTCGGTATCTGAGGCTTCCTAACTACATCTACAATGTAGTCTTTAGGTATTGCTCCAGACCCTCTTAAATCTATGTTGACAGGATCACCCAACAACTCTTTTTGTAGGATGTCTCTTGTCGTAACTGTACTAGCACCAGCAGCCCAAGCATTAATTGGCTTGGTAAACTTCTTACCTTTCCACCAGTCAGGGTACTTTCCTGTTAGGTGACACGCTGTAATTCTAGCGCCAGTATAGGTTTTTCCTACCCTGTTGCCAGCCATCGCTAGGCACTGATTGTTCTCTTTTGTCGCATTTGCAAGGATTTCTTGCCAACCATACGGACTCCATTGGGCGATAGCGTTAAACTTTCGCCTTTCCTCTCTCTCCTGCATTAATCTTAGGAGTTTCTCTTTTTCAGCCTTGTTTAAGTTTTTTGACATTAGTGGATGATTCAATCAGCTCGGATAGTTGTTCATCAAGTTCCGCATCAGAAAGGTCAGATACTGTTTGGTTAAGATTAACTTCTTTGGGTTTATCATGACCTGTTCTGTGCAGAACATCTTGTGCCGCCTTTAGGCGAATTTCTGGCCTGACATCTGGATTTACCATAATGTCTTCAATGATCTTAGTAGCTAACGAGGCAACTTGATTTTCATCAACAAGATCATCACGTTTTTCTTTAATAATTTCCTTTAGGTCTTTGTATAGGCGATAGGCGTTACCATTATCAGGCGCATATCCCGCTAACCTAAAAGCATCCATTACAGTCATCTTTGTTGGGTCTCGGCCTTCATGGTAACCACGAGCCATTAGAT